ATGAAACACGCACTCACACAGATCAAGATAAAGAACGCCGCCGCGGGGAACCTAGAAGATGGCGGGGGTCTGCGGCTTGTCAAAAAGGACACCAGCGGGAAATGGGTGTATCGATATTCCCATTTAGGGAAGCGCCGAGAAATGGGCCTTGGCGCATGGCCCGCGGTATCATTAGCCGCGGCGCGGGCGGCGCGTGACGCATGGGCAGCTGAGTTATCCGCGGGGCGTGACCCTATCGATGTGCGGCGCAAACAGCAGGAAGCCGCGGTTGCAGCGCGTGACCGGCTTGACCCGACATTCTCTGAAATGGTGGATCTGGTGTTCGACGCACGGCGGGCGACACTCCGCGGCGATGGACAGCGCGGCAGATGGCGCAGCCCGCTTGACCTCTATGCAATCCCTGCCTTTGGGCGCAAGCGTGCCTCTGAACTAACGCAGCGCGACGTTGTGGACGCGATCAAGCCAATCTGGCACACCAAGTACCCGACGGCCACCAAGGCCATACAGCGCACCGCAATCGTTCTCAAATCGGCAAAGAAGATGGGATTCCCCGCGGACCCTGAGATTGTCGAAGCCGCCCGCGAAATGCTGGGGCATGTGAAACACGTTGTCACCCCTACCGCGGCAGTGCCGTGGCAAGACGTGCCGGACCTTTACGCCCAGCTGGGGGAAACAACCGCGGGGCTGTGCAACCGATGGGTCATTCTAACGCTGGTCAGGATACACGCGGCCCGCGGGGCGCATCTGTCGGAGATCGATGGCGACATCTGGACCGTGCCAGCTGACCGCATCAAGGGCGCAGAAGGTAAGGTTGAGGACTTCCGCGTCCCGCTTACGCCCGCGGCGCTTGAGATTGTGGAATCGGCGCGGCGCTTTGGTAGCGGCTTTCTGTTTCCAGGACGTAACGGCCCGATCACCGATGCCGCGGCAGAGAAGTGCTTGCGCGTAGCTGGTGCCGCGGGGACACCGCACGGGTTCCGTTCCAGTTTCAGGACATGGGCCGAAGACACGGGGCAACCGTGGGATGTTGCTGAGACGGTTCTAGGACACCAATTCAAAAGCAGGATCGAACGCGCCTATGCCCGCTCGGATCTGCTAGACCGCCGCCGGATTGTCATGGATAAGTGGGCCGCGCATGTTACGCAATCCAGCGCTGACGTGATCAAACTGCGGGGGTAGTGGAACTCCCTAGAGGTCTGCGCTTTCGTTGCCCGCCATGCACTTACTGAGAAACCGGAGGCAGGGCGGGGCTATGGGTATCAATGGGTTGCGGGGGGAGTGGAAACGGGTTTGGGTTTTCGCGGGAAGTGAATAGCGCCGATACGACCATGCCACTTTTCGGAATGCTGGCGATTTTGCTCATTTGCGACCTGCAAGGCATATCCTATATTTGGGCCGACGTGCTGCACATCCCTCGGATATCCCAGAACCACACGCTGCCACCATGTCCGGCGATCATCTGCGACATTGTACCGGATGACTTTAAGTCCCACGTCTCTCTCCTTTGATATGGTCAGGGTTCGCGGCGGGCGGGTTTCGCAGCCTGTTCGCCAGCGCTGTAAGCAAACACCACGGCCTGCAAGCAGGTGAAGTCGCGTTCACTGTTGATCTGCTCCGGCAAAAGGTTCGCGTCATAAAGCAGCGATAGAAGCGCGGGCGTCTCGTTGACTTTGCGTAGAAGGCTCGGCTCGTATCTCACGGGGTGTTCTCCTTATTGCTTAGAAGGGGGTGGCGTCTTGCGCGTGATGGTCTGGACGGTTTTCTTGATATCAACCTTGACCCCATAGACCAGCAGCGCCGCGTCAACCTTGGACTTTGTTTCATCGGTGCCGCGCTGCCCTGCCATGAAGGCGCGTAGGGTGGTCGCAGTCAGCCCCGCCGCTTCTGCAAGCTGCTCGTCGGTTATGCCGGCCAGCACGCGGGCGGCTCTGTATTCGGTTCTCTTCATGTGTTAATTTTTATACGAAACGGGGTTGACGGTCAACGGCTAATTGTGTATCAATATTTACACACAATGCAGCCAGCGAAAGGACCGAACCAATGACCACACCATCAGCCGCCGCTCTATATGAGGCGCAACACAACCACGCATGGGCCGGCAAGGGATATGCGGTGTTCAATCCACACAACAAGCCACTGGACGAACTGCCGACAATATACGGGTTCAACAATGGCGGTAGTCACGGGATGCTAAGTGCGGTCCTGCTGGCGGAGGATGGCACACATCTTGGAGGGCATGGGTGCAGCGCAGAAAGCTACATGCGTCACGATCTAGGCATTCTTGAGGGAAGTCGCCCTGATCGCCATGAGGCTTTCCAGAAGCACTACCCAGACGGATACAAGATGGATTTTGTTGGTGCCGATGAAGTAAAAACCCACGTTGGCCTTGATGCGGCATATGAAGCCAATCAAGCATCGCGCCCAGACACAGCATAAAGGGACGCATTATCGCCCCCGCCATACCGGCGCAACACCTGAGCATGTCTAGGCTCAACGGATAAAGGAGAGAGAACGATGAAAACGCAGCCCCCAGACTTTTCGGAGTTTCACACCGATGCTGACGAGTTAAAAGCCCGCCGCGACTTCATGATGCGTGAAGGTTATCGGTTTTGCTCAATACCAGCATGTAACTGCAACTCTTGGCACGGTGGCAACGCGTCTGACAGGCTTTCAGAGTTGCGATATTTGATCGACGAATACGGGGTGCCCACAAACGGTGTGGTTTTGCGCGATGCGGTCAAAGCCCTAGTTATCGCCGCTGGCTACACAAACGACTAGCCGCCTAACCCCCACCACGCCAAGGAGGCAGAGAAAATGACGGATACGATACAGGATAGGTTGCGCCGAACAGAAAAGGATACGGATCTAGAGGGGGATGTTTTCCATATCCCTGTCAACCCAGACGGACCCGCAGCCGCCGCCCACATCGACGCCCAAGACGCCAAGATAAAGGCGCTGGTGGAGGCGTTGGAGTGTCAAGATAGGGTGCTGCGATCAAGCGCCCCCGATCCGTTCAAGATGTGCAAAAGCCCTGTGGGCGCAGTGCAAGGCTACATAGCAGAAATGGAAGGGGTTCTGGATGGATTGGGGTATGACGTGGCGGGCGAGGAATACGCCGCCCTAGCCGCAGCAAAGGAGACGACATGACAGACGCGCAACGCAAAGCCCACACATTCCTTATGGGGCAGCACAGGCAATCTTGCTTTGAACAAGGCGACCATCCAGACGAAACTGACACACCGTATTCCATTGGCGCAGACGCTATCGCCCGCCCTATGACGGTAGCAGAGGCGGCGAAGGTGCTTCGGGATAACACGCCAAACCCGACGTTTGATATCCTGAAATACTCTATGATTGGCGAGTTCAAGCAGTCTATAGCGATGCAGGACGAAGACGGGGAGGAAGTGTGGCGAGACGTGACCATTGAATGGACCACGATCAAGGAAATATTCGCCGCTGGCCTACGCGCCCTGTCACAAGGGGGAGAGTGATGGACACCGCCGCCGTTCTGCGCGATCTGGCAAGGGCCAAGGCCGCTTTCCAACTGCGCACGATAGAGGCAATCATAACAGAGCGCCCCATGAACGACGAAAGCCGCGCCCCCAATCAAGAGAGCGCGGCTTTGCCTGTTGTAAATTGCAAAATTAAGCCTAACCTATAAGGGAGCCTAACAAACCGAAACAACCATAGGGGAAAGCCTGTGTGGCATCAATTTGTAAGCCTGAGAACGGTTACCCTTACGGATGGGTCACGGTGCTGGGGACCGTTGATGCGGCGCAAGGTGGGAACCGCCTGGGAATACCGAAAAATGACGCCGCAGGAAGAAGCGGATTATGTATCCAGCGAGGCTTGGTGATGGGGCGCGACTAATACCAGCGATCAAACGACCGCCTGCAATGATCTGGTTCCCGCCGATGCAGGATAGCATCTAGCACCCACACCACGCGCCGCCTGCCCGCCCAATGCGCCAAGCCGCACCACGATATACGCAGGCCGGTCACAAGGTAGCAGGTGCGCCACGACAGCCCGTCTATGCTGGCAACGATCCGGTCACGCATGGGGGCGCTCCTTATGCGGTGTGTGGCCGCTCAATCGGGTCAATCGCCCGCAACACAATCCCGTCCTGCTTGTGGAACGTGATCGACTGGATGGCGCGGCGTCCGCCATACCCCATAGACGCGGCGTAGCTGTCAGGGGGGCAGAACGCCCGCAGACTTTCCCACCGAACGGGGCCAAGGTCTTTCGTTGAATCGTGGTGAATGTGGCCGGTGAAAATATGCCGGTGCCGCGTCGCTGACCAGAACTCGCAAACGTCGCTCAGATACATCGCCAGCCGGTCGGGCTTTGCCTTGTCGCCGTGGTGGCCTGCAATCAAGCATTTCCCCCACTGCATCATGAACAGGTCGCGGGGTTCCTTTTCTACGCTGACGCGCGGGCATTCCCGATATCGCTCCGCAAGGGCAAAGGTCAGGATCAGGTGCGCGTGCTCGTCGTGGTTGCCACGAATTACGCGCACCAATACCTCGCTGTGCTTTTCGCTAAGCCGGTCCACCACCTTGGCGATCAGGGCAACCCCATCGTTGAGAACCTTCCACTGCCGCCCGTCCACGTCCAGCTTGTGCTTGCTCTGCGGTGTTTCGGCGCGGTTGTCATCCGCATGAAAAAAATCGCCACCGATCAGCAAAACCGCCTTTTGGCTTGCGGGGGTCAGGGCGTCCAGCTTGTCGAAGGCGTAGGACATATCTCCTGCCGCCGTGCTCATGTCGTAATTCTCGGCCCCTGTCTCACGGCCCCATGCCAGCATCCCGAAATGCACGTCCATCAGCGGGTAAAGCGTGCAGAGGTCGGCCATCACGTTAGCTGGTGGCACGCGGGGCGCGGCGGGCGTGATATCGGAGAACGCGCTTTGCAGCCCCTCGATCATGTCAGGGACAGACGTGTCGGGCATCTTCCAGCGCGTAGAGACACGGGAACCCGTTTCAGGGTCCACGTTCACGATCCAGCCGCCTTGCGCCTCGCCTTGCGTGATGCGGGCGTTTTGCATTGCCCCGCGTATCCCTTCGGAGAGGTGCAAGCCGCGTGTCTGCGCCGTCTTCAACCGTGACCGAAACGTGTCGCGGTTCAGACCCAACGCATCCGCCGCCGCTGCCTGCGTGCTATGCTCAGAGAGGGCTTGCAGCGCCTCCCTTGCGAGTTCGTCGCTTAGTGGAGGCGTGGGCATTAGGTATGTACTCCGCGCTGTGCGTGGTAGCCTTCAAGGAACGCCAGGACAGTTGGCAACGGCACGATAAAGTTAATGCCGAGCGGCGTTTGATTGCGCTGCATCCCGGCCACTAGAACGCCGATCAGCTTGCCGCCTGAGTAAGCCGCGCCGCCGCTATTGCCGCCCATTGCGCGGGCATCGACCACCCATACATGCGCATCATTGCGCCCGCGTTCGTGCTTGCTGCCTAGAACGCCCTTGCTTACCGTATTGTCGAACGTGCCGAGCGGGTTCCCGACAAGATAAACCTCGTCGCCAATGAGTACGTCGCCATCGGATAGTGTGGCCTCCATGTCGAACGGAAACCGCAAATCTGACTTGAGTAAGAGCAGGTCATTGGCCGCATCAGCCGCGACGACTTGCGCCGTTGATATAATTTGGTGCATCACATCAGGCCCGTGATATACCGTGATAGATATTTTCTGGTGTTCGCGGTCTGCTTTGAAACAGTGATAAGCCGACAGGATCAGCCCCGCCTCTGCGTCGATAACCGTGCCACTGCACCCGTCATTCAACAGCACGTTGGTTTGCGCGATATGGTCCTCGAACGTCAGGCGGGACCACGGGGCGGCAAGGCTAGGCCACGCCAAAAGGACGGCCAAAGCCGCTGCAATCAGGGTTTTCATGGGGGGGGGGATTCCTTAGCTATACGCCGGATAGACCGCCGCTGATGATGAAGCCGATAATCGCCAAAACCAATGCGCCAAATACCAATCGCACCAACCATTTCAGCGTGTCTTCAATCGCAGAGAGCCGTTTCTCTACGTTGGTGTTGTGAACGCCCGCAACTGCCGCGCTCATTTCAATCTTAGTCACCCGGCGCTCTAGGCCTTCGATACGATCTTGCATTTCCATGTTATCTCCGCATTCCGAGCAGGGATAACCCGCCGATGCTGGCAAGGATGATATACCCCTGCCAATCTGCCATAGCCCCCGGCAGGGCTGCGATTGTCCAACCCACAGGGAACGCGCATCGGGCGCACCACAGGAGGCTATAGAGGACGACTGCCATATAATGCAGGGCGGTAGGCACGGCGAACAATAGCAGCGTCCAGAACCCGCCCGCCCGCAGCCAATCGGCCCGCGTCTGCATATGCGTCTTGATTATGTCTGCTTTGATAGCTTCGCGGTCGGTCTGCGCGTCCACGTACTTATCAACGGTCTGCATGGCGCGATCTAGCACCCCGCCCGTGAGCCATTTGAGGAACCACATTATTTCTGATCCCGAAGCCGCGCTATGACAAACGCGAGGAACATAAAGCCAGCGATATACGGCATAGCCCAATCGGGAACCTGTGATTTCAAGTCAGCGGGCATTTGCGCCCATGCCAGCGGGGCAACGGCGAGTAAGGCCGCAACGTGGGTGCTATTCCACTTCCACCAGTTGCGGGCGTCTGAGACAAGTTTCATGCTTCGTCCTTTCCAAAGAAGCCCGCCAGCAGGGACGCCAGAGCGGCCCATATGCTGCGTTGCGGGGGTGTTGCGGGGGTTGATGGCGCTACGTGGTCCACAGGCGCTTGTGCAGCCCATGACAGCGATACGGCGCGAACGTCGTCAACGCGGCGCTGCCACCCACGGCCAAAGGTCTGCCACAGCTTGCCACCCTGAATCCGTTTCATGAACGCCAGCCGGTCGTCGCAGAGGCGTTCGATCACTGCACGCGGGGGCATTGCTTTTGCGGCTGCGATAGTTGCGGGGCCAATCTGCCCGTCCTGTGTCACGCCGACCACCGCTTGCAGATACTTCGCAGCCCGCGACGGCCCGCTGTTGACCGCGAAGTCTGCAACGGCATAATCAACGCCAGACGGCAGAAGGTCAGCGCTCACCGCGTCCCAGTATTGCCGCTTGTAGACCGCCACCGCCTGCGCCGTCGTCAGCGCTTTCAGATCCGCAACGGTTCCGTTTGGCTTGATGTAGCGGCGAAACGTGGCAAGCGTGATGCCCTTGTTAGTCGCGCCACCTGGATCTGAGGGATGATTTACGAAGCCCCCCTCGTGTTCTAGTATTTTGGGGATCGCTTTGCTGGAATTATCCATGATTTCTCCATGCAGAATGGTCCGCACGCGCCACCTCAAGAGCAACGCGCACGGATATTGGCAACGCCGAGGCGCTGGAATGGGTCATGTCGGGTTCCTTTCGGGGTTAATGATCCACGACTATAGCCAGCCCGACGATAATCAGACCGGGCAGGCCATAGGCTTCTAGGAAGCTGGGTAGGTCAAAGCCGTTCATCTATTGCTGCTCTGCATACTTTTCATGTTGAGATTATCGGCACGCTACACTCAGCGTTGCTTCCGCAAGATCGACGGCTGCACCTGTTTCGTTCTGGAACCGGACACCGATCACGTTGCTACCTTGCACCCAAGCAGTCACTTGTACACCCTGAAGGTTTACAGGGAATGTCACATCAACAGGCATCCCGAAACTTGCGCCCGGTGCGCTGACAGTTGTGCTGACACCCTCGCCATCGGCAAGCGAAGCGGGATTATACAGCTTCGACCCTGCCGCGAATATAACCCCTCCAAAAACCTTGGATTGGACAACGCTGGCATTTGTGACGCTCGGCCCCAAGCTGACTGAAGTAACTGCACTTGAACCTGCGCCGGAGAAATCAGAGTATTCAATCCTTGGTCGGTCGCCCGCTGCGATCTTAATGCCAAAGCTAGATGAAGATGTACCTTTTACCGCTTTGAACTTCCTGACAAGCGCCCCCGTGGCGTTTGAAGAATCAATAATATCTCCCAAGCAGGCGATTGCCTTGCACCCAGAAAGAACAAAGGGTCCGGTCAGGCTGTAGGCGTCCAAAGTAGTCTCTTTTACAGTATGGTTTGTAGCTGATACAGCACTAAACGCCCCGGCGCTCAGTCCACGTATCCCTCCTCGACCATATCCACCATTTATAGTTAAGCCATACCCGAATGTCGCTCTGATCTGCTGTCCTGTAGAAAGACCCATTTCCACAGAGTTATTTGAAAGCTCCCAATTATAACACGTTGATATATTGAAAGCGTCAAAAGCGCCTGAAACACCCACGTAGTTTATTTTATTGTCTCGGGCCTTGATATTGCTACACTGACCTTCACGGAAAACAAGGAAACTCAAGTCAGAGACAGTAGGATCATTGTCTAGTGTCCCTGTTTCAGCGCCGGAAAAAGAAGTTATCTCCCCGTACCCCTCTCCTGTGGATACCCTCATTTGCAATCCGTCGTCACTGATCCACGAAATAACGTAACGATATGGTGAGTCCATCCCTACAGGGAATGTAGCTCCGCTGCTCAACTTAACAGAACCTTGCACCCACATACCTTCGTGAATGCCTAACTCATGTAAAGTTGTGTCACCACTTACCCGAACGGTGATTACCCCTGTTGCTTGATCAAAAGCCGTAGCACCCAGTCGGTCACCTTCACGATATACGTTATCGTTAAACTGCGCCCCACCCGCACCGCCACCGATGCCCGAAGCTGTCGGGTCTGTAATCTCCATGTCATTACCAAAAAACTCGACATCATCCCCAAATACTACAGCGAGGTTGATACCCGCGCAGTTCCGCAACCTGTTATCGTGGACCTTGATGCGTTTAACGGCACTTGACCCATCAGTCATGTAGGTATTCGCTTCAATATCTACACCACATTGGAGAACTACAGCGCCAGTACCGTCTAGATCATTGTTCCGGACAGTCACATTATCACCAGCAACGATTGAGATAACGTTTCTACGGGGGGAAATGCACTCACAATCCTCAATGATTACATCTTCTGGGATCGCATCCAGCGCGGGGTTCCCGCCGACCCCTTGGGGGCTACCGCCTACATAGATACAATCGTTTTCGCCCGTTCCGCCCGTTCCTGACGCACCATTCCCGACAATCTTGAGACCGCGAATCCGGATATGCCGCGCCCAGTTTGACGTGCTGGCGTTGATATAAACTACGTGAGACGTTTGCATGGGGTTGCGTTTAAGCGTAGCGCCATATCCCTCAAGAACAATGTTTTCCTTTTGAATCTGGAATACACGGGAACCGCCGCTAATGCCCTCTAGCGTTACCCCAGGCATCAGAACAATATGCGTGTTTGCGCCCGGAAGCAGAAGCCCCACGAAATAGCTGCCAACGAAGTAATCAAAAACTATTTTCCCACCAGATGAAAGCGCCAGCAACGCTTGAATTTTGGCCGTGTCATCTGTCCCAGATGGGGGTCCAAAAGCGCGAGTGTGATACGCCCCGTCGCCTTCTTTCTGAACAATTACCTTGTTTCCGACGGTCGTCTCGAATGTCTCGCCCGCTTCGGTCGTGATGTAATGCCCGTATCCGCGTACGATTAGATAGGTGCCGGCGGGATGAATACGAGCGTCGTTGTCAAACTCCGCCCAATCCGCATACACCGTCCGCTTGCTCACCCACTGCCCGCCGACGCCATCCACGACAAGCGCCCCGTCTGCGGTTAGGCTACCCCCCTCGATCCAGTCGAAATGCTCAACGCCGCCGTTAAATGCGCTGAGAACCGTGGCAACGTCGCCCGCCTTTGCGTCCTCATACAGCGCCATGAGCGCGATGGTGTTGAACTTCGGCCCGTCGAATAGCTCAGCCTTGGCCGCGCTTCCCGCCGCTGCTGTTGCGTCGCCTGCCGCCTCGCCCGCCCACGTCTTGGCGCTCTTGGTGCCGGGATCGCCGGGGGCTGTGGCGGATTCCGCCCATGCTTGCGAAGTGACGGCGCTGGCGTTGGATTCCCCCGCCTTCGTCGTTGCAATGCCCGCTTGTTCCGTCGCTGTTGCCGCCGCTGCGTCGACGCGGGCCCCGAGCCCCATATCGATCGGGTAAACGCGGTCATCAACAGACTGCCCGTTCAGCGCGACCGTGATATCGTAGTAATCGCCATACTCAACATAGAAGTCATAGCCGCCGGCGGCATCCGAAAGCGTCGGGTTTGGGATTTCCGTGATTTCGTCTGGGTCAGCGTAGAGGCGCGCCAGATCCCCGTTGGCATCGCGCACGGTGATTGTGGCGTTTGGCAGGATCAGCAACGTGTTCCCAGACTGCCCGAGGGCAGTGGATTGAATGCGGTACAGCATTGGCAGTCTTTCTATTGTGGGGGATTAGGCGATTTTGCGGATAATCACGTCCGCGTAGACTTCCGTTCCGAAGCCCAGAGACACGCCGTAGCCGTTGTTCGATTGCGTCGCAGAGACGCGGTGACGGAGTTCAAAAACCTTCGTGGAGGCGATGGTGAACCGCCCCGCGACCAAGGCGCGAGAACTGCCGATCCGGTCGGCCCCGTTCACCTCGTTGCCGCCAATAATCGTGTAGGACGCATCAGTCACATTGTAGAGGCGCGCTTGGTGCCCCCCGACCTCAAACCCCGGCGCGCTGGCCTGAATGTCATAGGTGCCGGCGGGTAGCGTGAATTGATCGTTGGAGAGGGACGCGCCCGAGATGGTATTTGTTTCAACCGAGTTCAGGTCGCGTCGCTGAAACAGCCCAGCCGTGGCGGTCCCGCCGTTGGTGCCGCTGCTTTTCTCGTCTCGGACGTGCAGCATCTGCGCCTTGCTGTCGACATACGCCTTGATTGACTGCTGCGTTGCCACAGCGTCATTCCGGTTTGATGCCATATCGTCTTCGTCAAGCCGATCGAGCCCCAGCGTAGAGCGATATCCCGCCGTGGTGGTGTTGGCGAGGAACGTGCGCGACAGTGAACCAAGCGCAAACGTTGCATATGTGTCGGGGCCCGTGGCGTAGATGCCCTGATCTGCTGCGACAGTCAGCCCCGCGATGCTTGCAAGCCCCGCGTCATAGCCTTGAACGTCGGTGCCGATCGCAATGCCGAGGTTGGCGCGCGCTGCCGATGGCGTGCCGGCCCCTGTGCCCCCAGCGACAACCGGGCGGGCGACGTTCAGGTCGTTGGCAATATCCGCCATGAGCTCGTTGAATTTTGCGCTTTCGATCGTCGCGCCGGAAATAGCCGTCGTGCCTGCTGGCCGGCTGTACACGTTTGAACCGTTTCTCGGCATAGATTCACCTCATTGACAAATTTTTAGGGGAGCGCCTAAAGTCGGCGGCATTGTTTTAGGGAGGGCCTCGTATGAAGCCGATATTATTTGCAGCGTTGTTGCTGCCCGTTTCCGCCTGCATGGTTGCCGAGACGCCAGAGGCTAAAGAACAGCGCTTGGCGTCCTATGGGGCGCAGTGTCAGGCCGATTACGGCTTCAAACGGGGAACTGAATCCTATGCACAGTGCGTCATGATGCTTGACCAAGCCGCCCGCGCAGAATCCCGAGAAAAGCAAGCGGCGTTTGCGCAGGCGATGCAAAATATGGGCAACAGTATGCAGAACAGCGCGCCGACCCGATGCCACAGCACCGGATATGGCAACTCAGTTTCCACGACCTGCTATTAGGCGTCATTGACAAAAGCCCCCCAAGTAGCGACATTGGCGCTATGGACCTAGGCTTGTGAAATACTGGAATCGCGACCTGACGCTTGGCGTCTTGCTTTCCGTGTCTATTGTTGTCGGGATTTACTTCCCGGCGGCATGGCCTTTCATGCTCGCCGGAAACGCTATTATTTGGTTCTGGGGCCTGTTTAGGGCGCGACGGTAGCCTGCTGCGCTATCATACTCGCTATAGCGGACCTGATTTCTGCTTCGCTTGCCGTCTTCTTGGGTAAAGGCTTCCCGTTTCGGATCAGCTCAGTCAGATCGTTTACAGATTTTTTAGTCATCGCCTCTGCGCCGCCTTTGGCGAGGAACCCCGCAGCCGACGGGATAGCGCCTAGAGGCCCAAAGGCAGACCCCGCGCCAACGCCCGCCATTGCTGGCAAGGTGCCCGAGGTGGGGGAGAACCGGCCCAACATGCGAAGAGCGTTTTGCGTTGGCGTCCCCTTTACAACATCCTCCATCGCTTTCACTTCATCGGCGCTGTAAGCCCGTTTTTTCTTCGGATCATCTAGGATTTGGCGGATATTCTGCCGGATGGCGTTGACCTCGTTGCCGCCCGTCCCGCTTGTGGCGGCTCGATTTTCTGCCTTATAGAGGCGATTGTCGATATCCGACGCCTTCTTGATGCGGCGGGTCATGTCGCGGCCCTCTTGCAGGTTCGAAAGCGTCTCTTTTGCGCCAGCGCCCAAATTACCCTCAGCAGCAACGCTATTCAAATAATCGTCAATCTCTTCCTTCATGCCCACGCCAATAGCGCTTTCAGCAGGATCAGTTGACCCAGCTACATCACGACCCACTAGGCGGCGCTTTTTCTCAACGTCAGCAATCCGTGGGGAAGGCTCTAGGCTGTCCATGCGGTCGACCGTTCGGCTCGCCTTTGGGTGCATGAACTCGTCCATTTCCATGCCTTTGGCGCGACCTTGGATGCGCGCGATAAGGTCGTCCCGTAGCTCCGGCGAAAGCCTTGCCTGAGAGTTGTCGACGGCATCATAGGCCGCGCCCTGCCGGCTGCGCAAATCTTCCATTGTGGGGGCTTTGGCCGATGGCCTAGCCGCCCGCGAAGCCGCTATCGGGGACAATCCACCGACCATTGACGCGATGGTGTCAGCGACGGCGTTACCTGGGGCCACCTCTTGCGACGTTTGCCCCGCGATGCCAGCCCCCGCAGCACTCGCGGCCTCTGTCGCCCCTAGCATAAGCGGTGACTTTGCCGCGCGCATTGCTACGCCGCCGGGGATCGCCATTGCGCCCCCTTCTTGCCCGATACGACGGGCATAGCGTTGGGCCGTATTCTGGGGGGGCACGTCCGAGATTGTTGGGGAAAGCAGATTGAGGAATGTTTCGCTGCCGCCAACGGGGCTTTGAATTTGTGAGCCTTGTTCAATTTGTGCATCGGGGCTTGGGACGGGCATCCCGTTGGGCCCCGGCACCATTTCGGGCGCGTATTTAGGCTTTGAGAACATGCCGTTGACGACCTTTGTCGCCATGTCGACCGGCGCGCCAAGCATCCCAGCGATGCCTTCATTGACGCCGCTCATGGTCTGCTCACGCAGGTTCGTTTGGGACTTCTGGCCCTGCGCCTGTCTGCGGCGCAATTCGGCGCGCAATCGGGCTTTTTCTGCTTCGTTCATATCAATTTCCCCAAATTGCTTGACGTTCTTCTGGGGTCGCGTACCCCCAGAGACCGGCGTCATCTTCACTCAGCCCCGGCATTGGGGTGTCTGACGTGAAGTCGATAGGTGCTTGATCCGGCGCGGATGAGCTTGCCGCAGATGGCGCGGCGGCTTCTTCTGGGGAAGCGATTGGGGTAGATGCTTTATTCTTGTCAATCCACCCGTTGATCGTATTCCCCGGCCTTGTCAGGTATTGCGCGGCATCGGACAACATGGTCGCCGCCTTCTGCTGTGCCGCCTGCTTTTTCGTCAGCCAGCTACGCAATTCAGGCGGGGAAAGGTCGCGCGGGACCGCCGTATTCATAGCGAGGCGCAGTTCGCCCTCGGACAGCGCACCAAACGTGACGGACCCGACCACATCAAGCCCCATACGATCCATTGCGTTGTTCAGGGATGCCGAGGCTTCTGTGACGTTGGGCAGGTATTTGGCAATCATGCCGCTGTCGGCCCCGTTGTCGATCGCAGTGATAGCCTCACCGATGGTTCCGATGCTGGATTGCAGCTTGCCGTAATCCTCCCATGCCGAGACACCCGCAGCGATGGACGCCTTGCCAAGCTCTTCTGCCCCTTTAGCCGCGCCGGCGAGGTCAACGTCTGCCTCAAGCGTCCCTGTGCGACGAGCCCCGTAAATGTCTCGCTGATTGTCGACAGTGTATTCGCGCGCGGATCTAATAGCGTCAGCCGCCTCCTGCCCCTGTACGGCGTCCCCAGTTGGGGAAAGGACACGACGGCTACCGTCGTTCATGACCAGAACGGATGTGCCATCGTCAAGGACAACACTGGATTGCACCTTTGTGGAGTTAGCCCCCGTCCCTGCGCGGTCCTGTTCGAGGTTAAGGCGCGCTTGTTCCAACTCAATTTGGTATTTCGGGTCTTGCTGTGCCCACTGGCGCTCCTGCTGCATCTGTTGCTGACGCTGTGCCTGCTGTATCTGCATATTGATGACGCTTCGCTGTTGCGGGCTCATATATGGGTTTTGGGCAAGCATCATCAGGTCGTTCAGCGCGGGCCCGCCGGCTTGTGCTACCTGCGTGCCGGCACCTGGAGCGAATGAGCCGCCTTGCGTGGGGACTTGGATGCTTCGGGCGATCGATCCAACACTCTGCGCGTAATTTGGGTCTGTAGCGTAGCCAGATTTGCCAAGCGCCGCCAACTGCCCGTCAAGGTCACCAGCCGAAAGCATTTCCCGATATCGCGGGTTCTCCTGCAAAAACTGCGCATACCCGTCAACGCTATCGCCCATGCCTTCATAGCCGCGAAAGCTGTCGTTGATACGCACCGTTTTGCCGTCGATGACTTCGTTCGTCGCAAAGGTGTTGCCGCCTGACTTGCCGTGCGACTTGATGCCGAAATAGTTATTACCCGGGGCCGACTTGCCCCAGCCCGTTTCCTGCGCCGCCTGTGCGATGATAATGCGGGGATCTAGGCCCGTTTCCTGCGCCACGCGCATTGCGTGCGGCATCATCTGCTCAATGAATGCTTCGCGGCCCCCGCCTTGCGCGGGCTTTCCGATTGCCTTCATGGCGTCGTCTGCGATTCCCTGCTCGGGCGTGGACGGCTGTTCTTGCGGTGCAATTCCCAAGATGCTGAGAGGGCCAGACGAGCGCGGCGTTGCCGAGCCCTGACCTGTCATCAGGTTATTGAACGCGCCCGCAGCCTCTTGCCGGCGTTCGCCCTCAAACTTGTCCAGCGCCTTGTTCTTGCGGCCTGTGGCGATACCCGTAGCAAGCTGCCCGATGCCCTCGCCTACGTACTTCGCACGCCCATACTGCGGCATCAGCGCGGCGAGTTGCGCGCGCTTCGCCTGGATCATCTCGGGCGTGCTGTTTGGGTCGATCGTGAAAGCACCTTGCGCGAAAATGCCCCCGTTGCCCTCAGAAGGGAAAAAACTCATGCCAACGCCTTTCCGTAATCCACCGCGAATAGGCCGTCGGGGCGTTTCTTCACCGCGCCGGGCTTCTTCTTCTTCACTTCTTGCGCCATCAGGCCGATTTCGGTCTTGGGCTTGCCCTTGTACTTGAAGCTGTAGATGCCCATGCCGTCCTCGGTTTCGCCGATCTTCTGCTTGTCCTCTTTGGCCCGCTCATCTGAGAGGGAGAACAGCCCGCCGATGCCGCCAATGGCCGACCCCATAGCCGCCTGCGATTGCTGCCACGAGTTCAGCGCCGCATTATCCGCGTTGGCGATGATTGCTGCATTATCGGTGCCCTGAATGCCATTAACGGATGCCCCAGACATAAAGTTCGGCTGTGAGACCTGACCCCCAGACATGAGAGCGCCGATTTGGTTAATACGCTGCGAATCTTCCGCCATGAGCTCCTGCGCCGCCTGACCACGCCCCTGCAAAAGCAACTGGTTGTAGGCGTCGTTCTGCTGCTGGCCGGCCAAAGCCATCTCACGGTCATATGCCTGCGATCCTGCCTTGATGCCCTGATTGGCGAGGCGCGTGCGCAAGTCTTCGTCGCGCTGCGAAAACATGGGGTCAAGACGCTTGCTGCCGAGCTCGAACAGGCGGCTTTCAACGGCCTCATTGCCAAGCTCGAAGTTGCCGGTAAGCTGCTGCCCGAGCGTGCCAGACAGGTCATTGCCGAGCGTCGACAGGTTCAGGCTTGCCGCGTCGTTCTGGTCTTTAATCGCCTGCTGCTGTTCGCTCAGCGTCTGCGTGACTGTGAAGCGCGGAATTTCATACGTCTTGCCGGTGTAGGGGTCGGTGAACGTGCTGCTTCCGGTCTGGTCAAAGCTTTTCGTACCGTCTGGCGTGACCTCGTTCATGTTTTGCAGCCATGCGTTTGCGACACCTGTCGCTACGTTCGTGCCAGTCTGTGCTGCGCTCGTTTCCTTGGGGTCTGTTGGCTTGGGTGCGCTAGACATTTTCAATCTCCTTGGCCCACTGACGCGACCGCGCCATGTGCTTGTTTTCCAGCCACTGTTCGCGGGTAAGCGTCCAGAGGTACAAATCGGTATTGCGGCCCCAGCCGCGTGCAATCACATGCTTGGTGTGGTCCAGGCGCTCTAAAATGCGGTGCAGCCCCGTGTTGGTCGACGCATTGCCAGTAATCGCCATCTGGCACCCCAGATCATCGAACATATAGCTGAACATCTGGTGCAGCGTCGGGCCCTTGAGCCAGGCCCGATCAGTTGCCGCGCCGCTGTATTGGATCGTACCGGCAGCGGGCTTGTAATCATGGTAGACAACGCCCGCGATCGGCACGCCGTCCCGCATCACACCGAAGCTGCTACTATCAGGCCAAACGTTTTCGCGGTGCCCGAAGCTGTGCAGCGACACCCATTGGCTAATGGCGTCATGTATCTCGGGGCAGTTCGATCCGCCCCAAATGCGTTCGATCATGTGACAAGCGCGCCAATGTCATAGGCGGCGTCGATCGAGACAAGCTCAACCAGCGGCTTTGCGGTGTTCCCGAAGGTCATCTGCACCTCGGGGGCAACCGTGCGGCCTGTGCGGCCCACAGAGGACCAGCGCGCGCGCGTCTCAGGCAATCCAGCGGCATCCCATGCAGCGTCATCCCATAGAGCCACATCCCAGACGCCTAGTTCGGTGTCATTCGCGGGCGCAGAAGGCGCAAGGCTTGGGGTCTGGTCGTAGTCGGTCTTTGCTGAGACATATGGCGCGATCTTGGTCGCAACCTTGAACGTCGCGCGCACTTGCGAAACGGTCTTTTCAACGCCTGGAGCGCCCATGCCCTCGTGCTGCCCGATGTAGACGCAGGTATATGGCACGCCGTTATCAGATCCGCCGGTCTCCATGCGGCTCACGCGGCCCTCGGAGTCTCCGAAGAACACGCTTTCATCGTAGAACCCGAGGCATTGCGTGTCCCATCCGGTTTGACGCGACCAAGCGCCCGTCTGGAGGTTGGCGATCAGCGCGGTGTTATCGGGGTCATTCGGCTGCGAGATAACCATGATGTTTTGCTGCGGCCATTTGACGATTTCCCATGCGCTGCCACCTGTCACGGAGACTTGGCTTTGCCAATGTGGGGTGATTGCCCGCGACACCGCTGCCAATTCCAGCGCCGCCGTGTCACGCTGGATCGCCGCAGAGATAGGCACGAGGCCGTTTTCGTTTGCGATCAGAAGGTCACCACCCGCTTGCATGATGGCTTTCGGGCCCAAGGGGCGCGTGATTTGGTAGACGCCGACCTTGCGCCAATCTGCCGCGCTGCCAGGGTTGGTGCCCTCATAAACGGCCACCTCGCCTTCGGTGCTGACGAAAATGCACTTATCGTCCAGACCGTCGCCCGCATCCAAGGACCATGTGGCCCCGAACAAGAGCGAACCGCCCTTCTTGAAGATACCGGCAAGGGAGAACTCATTCGCCGCGCCGCCGATGCTGTCGACGCCGAGATACCAAGCGTTCTGCGTGCCGGCCTCAACGAAAAACAGGCGGTTGGCAAAGGCCCACACATTCGACAGTGACGCCGTGGTAACGCCTGTGATTGCCGGCGTGCTTACATCGTCAATCTGCGTCCATGTGGAGCCGTCATAAAGCTGCGCGCTGTCTGCCCCGTTGACCGCGTAGAGGTAATCCCCGCCCGCTGTCCCGAATTGCTGCGCTGAGTACGCGCCGCCTGTCTGGCCCGACACCACCACGGGGGGCGTTGTCTCGGATGCTGCCGAAATGTCGTAAATCTTGGACGCAGTAGCCCCGAAAAACACCTCTGCGCCGCCGCTGCGGTAAGAAAACAGCGCGGTTGCGGGGGCCTCCAGGGTCACATGCGTTGCGACACCGCCACGGGGCTTGATGCCTGTCGTGGTGCAGATCCAGTTATCCAGCGTCAAAGCGCCGGCAGGCTGCGGCATCGACACGTTCTCGTTCAGAATCCAGCCCCGAATGGGCGCGGGGAACGTATGCGCGCGGGCAGGTGTCTTCTGCGTCGGCTCGGGCCCCTTTCGTGTGGGGGCCTTTTTCTTGGGGCGAACCATCATATGCGGGACCGATCGTCAAAGCGGGCGATGTCTGCCAGATCGGCTTCAAATTCCGCCTCATAGTCAGCGTAGTCCATGCCCTTCTGACGACGCCAACGCACAATGAGCCCCTTGAGCATCAGGTCTTCATCGATAAGGCTTGTCTCGTCATCGGCAGACCAAGCGGCGGTCCCGTTGGAGCACCATGCCTTTGATTGCGTCTGAACGGTCACGAACGCGCTGTCTGTCAGATAGGGCCACAGCGTCAGCTTATTGCCTTCAAGCAGGAAGTAACGCGGGGAACCCACGACGGGCACCAGAGAGGCCCATTCGGCTTGTGTGAGCGGCCTTACAACCGATGTGCTGTAGGTGACCGCAATCCCGCTGCTAATGCGCGAGAAATTGGTGCCCAAGTCGAATTTCTTGTTCGTCGCATCGCCGGTCAGGGTGACGACCTCATGCAGCGCGCCAAAGTCAACGCGGCGGGCGAGCTCTTCGCCGACCTTGTTGCAGTAGTCTACCACTTCCTCCAGCTCACGGCGGTTCGAACCGATGACCTGCGTTGTCTCCTCAAGCCCGACATTGCGGGCGAGGCTGTTGGTGATGGACAGTAGCGTCATGGCGTCACCCCCGACACGCGAACGCGCGCCCGTGAATATCTGGCGTCGAAGTCGTCGGAGCGCGCGGTTGCGATCGCGTCGTCAAGCATGAATTTGCTGGCTTGGGCGAGTTCGGCGTCGCGCACGTACTTCGCGGCCTCGAACCCTACCCCATAGAGATAGATGTCGGGGTAGCGGTTCAGCAGCCAGTTTGTTGTTGTGGTCGACGCGGAGAGCGGGGGCAGCATGGCATAATAGCTGACCTCAACGTCGCCAGCGATATGGGGTGCAACGATATTGCCGCCCTCGATCGCGTAGTAGCATCCGCCGGCGTTCACTTGCTGGCTCGTCTGCTGCACGTATTCACCGCCGCCAGGGGCATAAAGCCCGATCATTTCGGCGAAGTCCTCGGGCAGCGCAGCCACGCCGCTTGCAATGGTCAGCGTCACCGTCTTGACCTGCTCACGCATTCGTAGCGTGCGGTTCAGGCGCGATTCAGCCAGCGCAACAAAGCGGGTGAACACGTCCGCCACATCGGGGCGCTGCACGTACTCAATAACAGCCGTGCGCAGGTCCAGAAAGTCACGGAAAGCGCCCGTGCCGGGTACGTCATCGGGAACAACTGCCTGCGGGACGACTACTACCATTTAGACGTTTCCAGTCTTTGTTCGCCAAGCTTGGTTGTCGGAATCGTTCAACCACCTGGACAGATATTTTTGATCGTTTTGCATCGACGCGGCGGAAAGCTGGTCATGGAACACGTTGAGGGGGATGGATGCGACGTGGTGGTAGTCGCCCTTCCAGCCCTCTTGCGCCATGTTGCGCTGCGCGGTGTTGATATCGATCGTCGGTTGGACGGCGTAATCCGTGCGGAACGTGATTGAGCCGTCTGGATTGTGCAGGCTCCAGACCGTGCGCCCAAGTTTCGGGTCGTGGTCGTAGAGGTGCCAATCTCCGTCGCGGATTACAGCCATCTTACTTTTTCACGCGGGACAGAGCGCCGGATTCAACGCCGTCCATCGCATCTTCTGCGGGCAGGTCGACTTCTTTGCCGGCAGGTTGGCGCTTGCCATCTGCGTTCCAAAAGTCTCTTAAAATCACACAGCGGATTAGCTTTTCGCTCTTGGTAGACATGATTCATTCATTCCTTCTTTGTGAAGTCTTTTCCCATGATTGGGGTGGTATCCGTGCGACTTCTCCGCGCCTGTGCGGGCGGCTATCGCTTGCTCTTTCGTCGTGAATAGCCCGAGGTGGCGCTTGTTGCCGTCAATGGCAATTTCCGCTTTCCATCCCCACTCAGTTTCGGTCACACCCATCGCTCCGGACGTGTTGTTACGGCTCAGAGCGCAATTCTTTAAGTTCTCTTGGTGGGACACCGATCTCAGGTTCGACCACCTATTGTTTTTCGTGTCTCCGTCGATGTGGTCAATAATGTTAGGGTCTTCCCCTGTAACCAACTTCCATATGACACGGTGTGCGTATTGATTGACCCCGCATAGGCTCGAACGGAAATACCCGTTACCGTTGTCTGTCTCTAATGCTGGCGTCCCCGCCCTGGTCGCATTGAAGTCACGGGCCCGTCTGCGCCTCTTGCTCGCGCATTTTGCAGAGAAATGCCCCTCGTCACGCTCACGCCAAAACAGCTTTCCTGTTTCGGGTTCATAGCGAAGCAGTTGCAATAATACTGATTGTTCTGGTAAGGCTTTTGCAGCCATGTCGGACCCTCCTACGGTTCGATTTATGGTGAGAGGCGCACCGGGATTGCCGTCCTAGTGCGCCTCGTTCTTATGTCAGATTCAGCGCCTCAGATCAAGTGCTGGCCGTCAAACCATAGAGGTCTGCGGCAACGCCGAGGCCCTTTTCGTTCTTCGGTTTCAGCGCGCCTTCGCCAATCAGCATGAACTTCTCAGCATCGCCGGTCTTGGCGACCTTCTTGTCTTCGGCGATCTTACGCAGCCAGCCGAATTGCAGGAACTCGGGGTCAACGAAGAAGGCGTTGCGCGCCAGGGCACCAGAGCCCGCCATCACGCGGTTCGGGTGGATCATGACCTTGCCGAATGGGCCTTCGTAAACGTCAGCGTTGGCGACAATGCTGTTGTTTTTGCCGTTCGATGCCGCATAGCGGAACGAGGCAACGTTCGTATCGGACATGAACGTAACGAACACCGACTTGACGTAGGGCGAAACAAAGACGTGCTTGAAGTTCGCGCCGGACTGGTAGCCCTGCTGCATCACATCGTCCATGATGGCCTTGGAGAACGCGCGCTGCGTGCCGTCCGTGGGGGCGACAGTCAGTCCCGTGCCGGTGTTATAGCCGCCGTTCGCACCGGTCGCGCCGCGCGATACGTTGGTTTTCACCCACGTTGGCAGGGAGCCGCTTTCACGGGTGGCACCGCCAACGGAGGCGTTGGTCGCAACGATCGAGAATTCGACATCCTTGCGGAGCTCGACACCCTTTTTCAGCTTCTGCTCTTTCACCTTCGTTGCACGGCCAGCTTCATCGGTGATGTTCTGGGTGCCGGAGATGATGCCCGACTTGCGCATGATCTGGGTATAGTTCCCCAGGCGCTCGGGCGAGACAGTCGCGTCGAAGGTGTATTCGTCGCCTTCAAGGGTGATGTTGGCCCCGGGTGCGGCGAGTTCGTCGGTGGTCCATTCGGGGTGCGTGGTGTCAAACGACACCTTTTCGATCATGGAATAGATCGGGGTATCTTCGGGGGTGATGCGGCTTACCACATCGGCGAGTTCTTCACGGTTGCCCTTAGCGCCCGTGGATTGGAACGTGTTGGTAACTACAGCCATTGGTTAGGCTCCTTGATGAGAGGGTTTAATCGAAGTCAATCGCAAGGGCGTCTTTCAACGAGCCCGAGCGGCTAAGCTTGCGCATTGCCTCTGCATTACCGCTTGCCTTGCGTGCCCCCTGTCCCGGCTTGCGGGGTGTTGCTGGGGGTGCCTTGGCAACCTTGGCCTTCGCCTTGGCCTTGGATTTCTCCGCGTCCATCCCCTTTTTCGCCCAATGCGCCAGGGCAAAGATGCGGGGGTCGGTCACAGATCCGAGGTCTTCGTCGGAAAAGCCAATTTCGTTCGCCACTTCCTGCACGTTGCCAAAGAACGCCTTGCGCCCTTCGCCGTCCGCAGCTTCCGGAAACATCTCGACAAGGCGCTGATTGGCCTCGACAAGCTGCTTTTTCCGGTCATCTTCGGACATCGTGTCGCTGATTTCCTTGGGGGCTTCCCCGAGTTCAACCAGCTTCTGGACCTGTGCCATAGCCGCTTCGTGTTGTGCCTTCTGCGCCGTGTATTTGGCGGGGTCAGAGTAGGCCAGTGAAGCGTCGGGGGCGTCAGGAACCAAGCTTGAAATGTGGTCCACAAATACTTCGGTAATGCGCTGCATACGCTGCACATCCGCTTCGACAGTCTTGCGCGCGTTGGCGACTTCTTGCGTCTTGCGGGTGTAGTCATTCTGGCGAAAATAGCCCTTCTTCAGTTCCGCAAGCGAAACGTCGGTGCCATCGTCTAACTTGACGGTGACGTTATCGGGGTTTTCGTCGTCCTGACCTTCGGCCTCTTGGTCCTCGGCCTCGCCTTCTTCGGCGTCGGCGTCGTCCTCATCCGGCTCATCATCGGTCGCTTCGGGCTCTTCGACTTCTTCGGTGTCCTCGTCGGGATCGAAATAATCAAATTCCTCTGCGGTATCGTCTTCTGAGAGCTCGACGTTATCGGTTGCGTCCTCATCAAGAGGCGCATTGTCGGTTTCGTCTGTCATGGTGATTGCCTCGTGGGCTGTTCGTGCCCGCCCTGCTTATGCGGGGGCGGCTTTGCGCTCTCGGGTGCTGCGAAGACATGCCTCGCAGTCGGAGCGTAAAGAACGGATGGCCTGCACGCGCATGGCGTTGCGGGCCCGTGTTTCGTCGTCGGTGGCGTAGACCATAGCCTCAACCGCCGATCGCTCTAGGCTGTCGAATAGTTCGCCGTAGAGCTTGTTTGATATCAGTTGCTCGGCAAGGCTGGCGCGCTCTTGATCGGTCACTGCGTCGCCCCCTGGTCGGCTGCGTTCATGGCGTTAGCCTGTGCCCGCCAAATGTCGTCCTGCCGGCGCTGTGCGGCCTCCTCACGTTTAAAGGCCATGTCCTCCATGAACTTCTCACGCTCAAACGCCAGCTTGCGCTCTTGCAATGCGGCGTCACTCGCCAGCTTGTCGGCCTGCTTCTGCTGATCGGCGGCAATTTCGGCCTGCTTGACGGTTAGATCCGCCTGCATCTGCGCGTTCTCTTTGTCGCGGTTGCTCTGCATCTTGGCTTGCTCAAGCTGCATCTGCGCTTCAAGCTTCTGCTGCTCGGGCGACTTCTGGTTTTTAATCGCTTCCATACGCTGCTTCATTTCTTCGGGGTCAGGCTCCGTGAAATACAGCGAAGGCGTCTTGAGCCCCGCGCTTTCCACCATCTTCGACATCGCCGAGTAAAGATTCTCAGGCGTCACGAACGGGTTATCGGGCCCGAAGGCGGTCAGCAGCTTCTCTTGCACGCCCATAACAACCTGCATCATCTGCATGTCGCGCTCACGGGTGCCCGCGCCCAAGCCGGTATTGACCTCGCAATCCATTTCCGCATTCCACTGGCGGGGGTCCATCTGCACCCACTCACCGCGCAGGCGAACCGTGCGGGGAACGTCTTGGTGACGGATAGACAGGCGCAGAAGGCCACGGAAAAACACCGCAAGCCCCTCGGCCAAGTTCTTGACCATCATTTCGGTCTGACCAATGCCGGCCTGTTCGATCATCGCCGAAGCCTTGGCGGTCATGTTTTGCAGCGCGTCGGGGGCGAGCCCAGAGGATGCGTCCGAAACGCCCGTGCGGTCCTGCGCTTCCGTGTCTAGGTATTCCATCATGCCGAAGCTGTCGCGCGCCACGAATGGCACGGTATTGAAGCCCATAGCCGCGCGCACGTCGTTGCCTTGGTTTACGATGATAGGCTTGCCGAACTCGGGCTGCATCACGGCGTCCCAGTTGGCGATAGCAGACTTTTGCGCGATCGGCTGCGGGTTGTTCTGCCAGTAGATGTTATCAAGCGTCTGGCGCAGAAGAACCGTCTTGCCGCGCTGAATGTCCATCAGGTCGTCGGCAAGGCTAATGCCCTCCCACTGGTGCGGCTGTGGCATGGCGCAGAGGTCGCAGAATTGCACCTCGTCTACCTCGTCATCCTCCAGCAGGTTATTTTCGGTCAGCCCGCCCGCGAAAGTCATGTGGCGAAGCTCGGCAATGCCGTCGCCGTCCATGTCAATGCGGACATACAGGTCGTAGAAGTCGATTGGATCGTTAGCGCGCTGCGCCTCGCCGCTGTCGCCGATGTTATCCCGGCGCGCGTCCTCTTCGGTGTCGTCCTCGCTTGCCAGCGTCAGCCCGTCGACCAATTCGCGGTCATAGCCCATAGACACAAGGTCAGAGCGTGTGACGGTCGTTTTCTCGCCGGTCAGAAGGCTATCCCCGAGCGTTACCGCGTCAGGGTGGATCAGGAACCGCTCACGGGGGACGGCGGCGCAGCGTGTCTGCTTGTCGGTATAGGTGCGGCGGATCTTGACGCTGTAGAACGTGACGGGCTCAGCCTCGCCGAAGTCGTTTTCGACAGTCTCGACCGTTTCCTCTTGCTCAAGAACCTCAACGCCGTCGTCCGAGATAAGCTCGGCCAGCGCTTCAAGGGTCAGGCCCGAGTGCTTGCTGATCTTTACGGCCTGCTTTTCCTCGTACCACCATTTCAAGATGCCATTGCGCAACAGCAAGGCGTCGTGGATGGCGTCATAGATAGCGTTGCGGGCGTTCGTCTCGGGGATCACAACATAGTTGATATAATCGCTGGACTGCTCGGCCCCCGCTTCGTCGCCCTCGCCCACGGGCAGGAACTCAACCACCTCAGTTGCGCCAAGGATAGTCCGCATGATGGACGGCAGCACCTTCTTGATGTTGGCGCGCACGTCGCGGGTGGTCATCTGTGACCGGCCTTCGTCTGCCGGCGTGTCGACCATCTTGCCCTGATAGTATTCGATCGCGCGCAGGCGGTCTTTTGACAGGTCGTCCGCGTGGCGCTCGGAGTCGCGCACCATATCAGCGATAAGGGGGAGTGCGTCGATCATTAAACAACCTTCCGACGGACAAATGCCGTCTCTTGCGACTTGCCTTGCGGCTGCTCATAGGCAACAGCCACCAGCCCGAAGGCGTCAGCGCCGTGACTTGACCAGTCATGGCTTGGCCCTAAGCCGATGCCGCGTTCTTCGTCGCGCTTTTCGTGATACCAGCCGATCGCGTCCAAGCCGGCCTCTGTCGTCGCTTGGTTGAACCACATGCTGGGGAATAGACGCCGTGCCGCCTCTACGCGCTGCATTGCCGCACCCGCCCCTTGGTTCTTAACGACCTGCACTTCGAACCCTGCGGCCCGTAGTGCGCTCTCGAATGATACGTCATGCACCTTGTCGTTAGTGCTGCCATCGTGGGGCAATACGCAGAGCGCCGCCCCGTATCCGTTTGCCCGCAGCCACTCGATATGCGCCGCCAGAGGTTGCCCCTGCGCCTCGTAGTAGTTCAGCAGGCGAATTTCGCGTCCGACGTACTGGACAATCCAGATTGCGGTTGCGTCTGACTTCTGCCCCGTGCCGCCAATGTCCCAGACCGCACGAATGGTCATCAAAGGATCGGCAGCGACGTGGCCTATTCTGTTCTCAGACCGCGCTACCGTGATTGCCTTGGCGTAATATGCGCCCTCGACAACGGTTACGAACCCGCCTTCCCAGATGTGTTCATAATGGTCGGACCGGCGCGTGAAGTCGTTCAGGCGCTCAGCCTCCAGCACGTCGGGAAACTTCGGGTTGTCTCGCCAGTTCAGCGAAACGATCTTGGCCCCCTCGGGCGGGTTGCCGCGAAAACGTTCATGCGTCGCGCTGTTCTTGCGCTCGGGGTTCCACGTTACCCAAATTTCCGATTCATGCTCCCGAACGGTCGGGATCAGCTTAGACCATGCTAGGTCCGTGATTGGTTCGGCTTCGTCTGCCCAGCATAGAAGGATTTGCGACTTGGACTTAACGCTGTCCACGTTGCGGTTAAGGCCGGCGAACTTGAAGTCAACCCGAGCCCCTGTGCCACAGTCCCGTGTGCGAATGATCTTTTCGGTAATCTCGAACCATGACACCAAGAACGGGTCAGACTGGATTGCCGCCTTTACCTCGGCCATCGAACTGTCGTCCAGGCTGTTCATGAACTCACGAACGCAAAGAATGATACCTGGCCTGCCTGCCTGCGCGCAGCGTACCGCGTGAACCGCTGCCATCTTGGCAAAGCTTCGCGTCTTACCGCTCCCCCTGCCCCCATATGCGCCCCTGTAGCGCGCCGGCCCTTGGAATACTGGGATCAGCTTGGGCGGCAGCTCAATCGTCGGCTGCATCAGCCACCAAAGGAGCAAGAGCAATTGAAGCAAACATGATCGGCTGATCCGCGTCGACCTTGACCTCTGTAGGCAAAACCTTGCCAAGAAGCGTCATAAACGCGGTCGGGTTCTCTTGTGCCTGCTCAGTCAGGTAACCAAGACGCCCTCCAGGGTGCGCGTTGGACGCCGCCTGCAAGATATCATCCCGCAAAAGCGCGGTAACCTTGTTCGGGGTGCCCTTCTTGCGCCCACCTGTCTTTCTACCTTTTGCATCAGCCATGAGCGACCTCGCGGAGTCTACTCATGTCTACTTTAGACACACCCCACTGCTCACAGTTTGAGTGATCCAGCTTACGGCAAAGGAATTGCGCCACGTACTTACGCAAGCCAACCTTTTCAACTAAGGCGCGCTCGTCGCGGTCCTCCTTGAGGTGCCGAAGCCATTGGGTTTTTGTTACAACCCCCTGCAACATCTTCGGGAGCGCATTCGGGTCAACGGGGGCAGCCCGACCGCCATTCCCGCCGGCACACAAATTGTTTTGCGGCAGCAGCTCTGCGATCAGATCCACTTCACGGCGGAACGCATCGGACTCGTTCTTGAACCTTTCGAGGATTACCGCTTTCCCGCCGTGCTTGCGCGCCGAAGCGTTAGCGCGGTATCCGCTGCCCTTGCCAACATATAGAACAGTCGGCCCGTCCATGATTGCGTAAACGTAAAATTTCTCTTTGCTTGCCATATCTGGTCCAGTCCCGTCGCCGGGGTGTTGGCCTCCTTGGTATGTGTGGGGTGCGTATCGCCGCCGCGTTGTGTCTCATGTGCTGAGAAAATGTTGAGCGACGTGCTGGCTGCTACACCAGCGGGCGGAGGGCTGCGTCCTCTTGATCCGCCGTAGTCATGTCCCTGCGTGGGCTGTCCACGCCGCCGCGCTCAGGAGGTGCGTTCTGCTACCAGACTCATCGCGGGGGCCTGACGCCGCACCCCGTAACCTCTGGACCACATCCCCGTCAGGCGGAAGGGGCATTACACACCACCAGAAAGCGGCTTAGAAAACGCGGGGCGATGATTAAAGACCTTCGCTCTTACTATCGGGACGGTCAGGCGAGTCCGCGCTCTTATTGCAGTAGCACCGCCCTGTAAAACGCCGGAGCGTGGGCGGTGTCGTTTCGGGCGCTAGGCCCTATCCGGACGGGTATTCCCTGCACCGGATTAGCCAAAGGCTACCATATGTAGCGCCCCAACGCAACACCTATGCGCTGCGAACGTCAAGCGGGTCAAACTGGACGTGATGCCCGCTTTCCATTTCGATTGATACCCGCTGCCATTGATCGTGCGGCGCTTTCACCAGCTTATCGAACTTGCCCAGCATATCCGCAAACGGGCCGGAGATAACGCGCAGGGCTTGGCCCTTCTTGTATTCGGTCACCTCGGCCCGCGAATTGGCGTCAACGCGCTCAGCGGCCTCGAATTCAGCGTCTACGCCCTCCATGAAGCGGTTAAGCCCGATATGCACCTGCTTGCCGTCTGGCGTTGCCTTGCCGTGCAGATCCGACTTTGCCACGACCATGAATGTGGGCATCAGGTGTTCTACCTCGTCTGCAAGGTACATCTGCGACGGGTCCATCTCCATCACGATGTAATTCGGCAGCGCTGGCACATCGAAGCGCGTCCAGTTGCGATCCTTGCCGAGGCGCTTGAACTCTACCCGCTTGCCGCACCATGCCTTTATGCCGAGGCGGCGCAGCTCCTCTTGAACCCAAAACTGCTTGCGCACCATTGGCGGGCGGATATGGTTGCCGTCCTCGTCGCGTGTCGGGGCGTGGGTGTCGCGGCACACACCGCCTGCGACATATCCAAGGTAAACCGTCATTCTGTATCTCCTTCGATCAGGTCGCATTCGCAGGGGGTGGGGTGCTCGCCATTGGGGCCACGGTTGAACCAGTGGGCGGGCTGAGGCTTCCGGCGCGGGTACATGCGCAGGACGTAGCCCTTGCCTTTGCACTTGCGGCAGGGCTTTGTCTCGGCTTGGGTGGCGTTGCGGGCCGAGAGGTTCATGCAGCCACCCCCAAAGCCAGCGCCGCTACCCAAATCACCTTGCAAAGAATGTGCAGCGCCTGGTCAGCGTTGAACCCAATCTTGCCATCGCATTTCGTGTAGTCGATGGCGGTATGCGCGGCGAACTCAAGCAGGGCTAAAGTCAAAGAGCCCGTGATAAGAAAAACTGCGCCCGCGTGGATAGCAGAGTGCGCGGCGAGAAGCTGATACCAAGGTGCGCCGGGAATGGGTGCACGGTGGTTCTTGCCGTTCGCTAAAAACTCCCCCTGTAAAGGGTAATCACAGAGAGCGTGGCCCGCGACGAGCAATGCGAAAACTTCGAACAGGTTCATGGCGTCTCTCCCTTGGGGGTTTCTGAGATAAGGGCTGAGAGGATGGCGAGGAGCCACGCGCGGGCGGGGTCTATTTTATAACCCCTGTATTCTGCGCGTCGTGCCTTCGGGTTATGGTTGAGATTTTCAGACAGCCAAGCCATAACAAAACCGTCGTCTCTCTCCTTGACGGATATGCTTGCGCCCCACCCCGGCAGCACCGCGTCGTGCAGCACTCTGGCTGCGTCTAGGGAGCCGTTATGCGCCTTCTCTGCGTTTACCCATGCGTCGATCCAGAACTCGTACAGATCGTCATTGGCGATCAGCCCCTCTGGCGCGATCACGCGGAACTCGCGAGGCTGTATATCTACGCCAGCCTTCACCTTATCGCGCAGCGCCTCTAGCGCCTCTCTGCGGTTATCGCTCATGGGTAGACCTCCACCATCAATTCCAATGCCATCAGCGCTCTATCCCTCATCCGGTTTTGCGCCTGTGGTTCGCCGCCGTTGGTTTCCCATTGAACGCTGCACTTGGTAGGCGCGTGCCATGCAGTCCAGCGCATGTGATAGCCGCCAATCCCTGCGCCTTTGCGCTGATCTATGCCGCTAATGATTACGTCGTCCGGCTTCATCTGCTCGCCTCCATCGCCGCCCTGATAGCGGCCTCTGCGTATCCAAGGTCTCGGAGTGCCTGTGCCGTGTAGCCTACTGCTATGAGACGGGTGCAGGCGGTTATCTCGTTGGTCTGGGAGGGGGTCATGCGTCACCGCCGAACGTCATGTCGTTTTCCTTGCAGTAACGCCGGAACGCGCTTTCATGCAGTTCGCCGGGTTCCATAGAAATGCCGTGGCCCAATGTGCCACCTTTCCAAGACCCTTTTCGCTTACCTGTTTCGCCGGAAAACTTGATATCCAAGGATCGACGCACCCGCGCCTTGCGGAACAAGGAAAGCCACTTGAACCGGCCTGTGCCTAACTTGTGCACAGACTCTTCGACGCGGGTTTTTGCTGTAAGCTGCTCTCCGTCGAAGTCACGGAACGCAAAGTCAACGGTTGGCACTGCATCCTGCGCAACCCAACGCTCTCGCGTGACCTCGATTGGCTGTGGGCCGCTGCTGGTGTCTGTGAATGCCAGATTTCCCTTGTCGTCGTAGAAGCGACGAGCGGAACAGCGCCATTCGGTCCAAGGCAGGAAGTAACCCTTGCGCTGCTCTGTGCTGCTGTCGTTTGTGACGCGACCCAGAGAGAAGTTTAAAAACCCATCGCTCAGGCTGAACCCATATTCTCGCGAACCAGTATCCCAAAAACCGTTATCCGGGCCGGTAGACCAATCATATTTGGACGTATCAACCCACTTGCGCCACGGCTTGATGATCTGCGGCAATGCGACAATCAAAGTGCCGCCAAAGGCGCTAAGGCGCAGGCGGCAACCTCGGTATTCGTCGCCATCCCCAGACCCCAGCAAAACCGCTGTCGATCGGTAGTAGGTATCCCGAGAGAACGTAAACGGGCCAACGTATTTGTCGTTATCGCTCCATCTGATCGCTCTCATACCCCGCCCTCCGCTTCCGCAATCGCCATAGCTAGGCGGTCGGATGTGGTCAGGCGCGTCTTGCGGCCCGCTCCGGCGCGGTAGATGCTCACGCTGTCGATGGTGTCGCAGACGTGCATCAGGCCAGCCTCTTGCATTGCCAGCAGCTTCCGGCGCAGCGCCTTTGCGTCCAGATCAATCCGCGATAGCGTCACGATGTCCGAGGCGGTCAGATCCCGTGTGAGGACCGACAGTATCGCCGCGCTTGTTTCATCCAGTTGCGTTTGCTTGGGAACGCTGTTGCTGCGCAGCGCCCGTGCGTACCGGCGTTCGAACTCGGCGCTTTCCTCACTGGCGGGGGTGCGGGCAAGCGTGACCTGCGGGTTGCACTTGCGGGCGCGGTGGTCGGCTATGTCGGTGCGGTGGCGTATCTGGTAGGTCATTCTGCGGCTCCTGTGAAAAGCTGATCGCGGGGAACGCCACCACGGCGGCGCTTGGGTAAGCCACTGCGGCGGGCGGTGGCGGATATGGTGGAGGGCGACACGTTAAGCGCTTCGGCCATCTTCGCGGCGGGGATGCCCGCCATCCATGCGCGGCGGAATGCTTCTGTTGGCTTGATGGTCTGGGCGTTCCAGTTGTGGCGCTTTGGCAGTCCAGCGTTATGCGCCCACTTCGAGACAGTCACGGCAGACAGGTTCAGATCGCTTGCCATGACCCGCGTTGTCACCCCTGCGTTCCAGTCACGGCGGAACTTAGCCCCCACGGGGTAGTCCAAGTCCTCACCGTCAATCTGGATCAGGTCAAACCCCAGCAGCTTGTAGATCTGCACGATGTTGACCAGGTGCGTGTCTTCGGCGTTCACGCGGGCCGTGATGTCAGCCACCATGCGGGCGCGGGCGTCTTGCTCGTTCATTGGGAACCCCCCAGTATGCGCTTTACGTCAGGGACCGTGCGGCCCGTCATGCGGGCGATCCGAGACAGGTTGAAGCCGTACACGTCAAAGGCGCGGGCCATGTCAGGTCGGGTCCAGTGGGCGAATTGGCCGGTCATGCTGCGATACCTCGCTCTTTGAGTTTTTCGGGGGTGACTAGGCCAGCGGCGATCAGGGCGCGTGCGGTGGTGGCGCTTATCGCGTTGGGGGAAACGTACCCGGTGCCGTTGATAACCTTGGCGTGGTGGGCCAGAATGTCGGCCTCAGAGGACCGAACGGCCTTCGGCTTGGGGTGGAAGTTTTTCCACTTGCCGTTATTCGGGCACAGGAAGTTATCGGACTGCTGAACCTTGGCCTCTGCCGACCAGCCTTTGACGGTTTCGGCATACAGCGCCGCAGAGGCGATTATCCGATCAGCCTCGATGCCATCAGCGACAAGTGCTGAGAAACGGGCAAAACCAGCGTCGCTATCAACAGGGTTGGGGTGCGCTTCCAAATACCTCTGGTAAGCTTCCGCCTCTTGAGAAGAAGTTGCATCAGGAATTGCATCAGGATTTAAACCCTTATTAGGTTTGTCCCGCTGCTGTCCCGCTGCTGTCCCGCTGCTGTCCCGCTTTTCTGATCTAGGTGTCCCGCTATCCTTGGGCTTGTTCTGATAATCATCATATTTACAAACGGTTATGATGTTTACGCCTGTCCCGCTATCTGTCCCGATCATGTCCCGCTTTTCGAGGCGTTTTAGGAACCTATCAACTCTGGATTTTGACCAATCCCACGCTTCACACATGAAGCGGACGGACGTAGCAAGCTGCCCGCGCTTTAGATCCACGGTCACATTGCCCACGCGCTTCTGGCGGGGTTTGTAGGACGCCTCCATGATAATCCACATGAAAGCCTCGCGCTCAGAGAACGGCTCCGGCTTAAACGCTGTGTCGTGCCAGATGCCGCGTGATATGTTGACCGTCCCGCTCAAGCTGGAGTCTCCCCAGCCTCTTTAGCCGCTTTGTAGGCGGCAATCCGTTCATCCGTTTTCTCTTTTGCTCGTCTTATTGCTGGCGCGGCTTCCTCGCCCTCAAGTTGGTACAAGGCCGAAACCATGTCGGGCGGGCTGAGGCCGAGCGACGACGCCATCTGATAAAACGAAGGGCGCATTCCACCTAAATCTACGAACGCAGCATCATAAACTATGGTGTGATCGGGGATAAATTCCTCTATCAAGCATTCCACCTGATAGCGCTGTTCATCCTCTAGGTACTGCGCGACATCCCTGTACGGAGCGTTGAAAAACTCACGTGCCTCATTGACCCTGAAACTTTGGAATTTCTCATGCGCACGAATTTCTAGTTCTTCGCAGTTGGGGCTTAAAATGCTGTAGTCCACACGAAACGGTGTCGGAACACCCGTCTGGTACAATTCATTAGCGCGGCCATTTACGCAACGGATCGTCCGCCCGATCTTGACGAGACCAGGCATTGACGGGTTGCTGAGAACGTACACGTAACCACGGCTCATGCTTGAACCCCGCGTGCGATATTCGATTTAAACTTGAAAACGGACTCCGAGTCCGTATATTGAGCCTCAAAGGGCATATCCGTTACCTCCTTATCAGGTACGTTTGCTTTAGAAGCCGTTAGACGTTGGCGCGTCTGGCGGCTTCGCTCGTTAAATATCCCATATAAATAAGGGCTTTGCAAGGTTTCTGTCACGAAATTACACCCCGCAACGGCACGTATTTCCGATCCTCGACCACCTCGACCACGACACAGCCGCCTTTCACGACAGGGCCGCGAATGAGGGTCAAGTCCCAGCGGCTATCATCCACGCCGATCACGTCTGCGATGCCGTCAAGCTGGCTCTTGATGCTTGCCAGCATGTTGTCGATGTCACGGCGGCGGCGGTCAGGCGGGTTGAACGTGATGCGCAGATGCAGCCCGGTGTCGCGCAGATGCGGGAAGCTCATGCCAGCGGCTTTACAGGCCCACATGGCCTCTGTGCGCGCCGACTTGCGGATAGGTGCGACGGCCAAGCGGTGCTGGCGTGCGTTGGGGCTTAGGCGCTTGTCAGGCCATGAGAGCGTCACGGTCATGCCTGCGCCACCATCGAATAGGACGCCACGAAAGCGCCGGAGGGCGTCTCTACGCGGGCGGTGTGGATCTGGTGGCCCGCTTGTTTCAGATCATACACCCTGGCCCCAAGGCGCAGGCATCCGAAGCGGTTCAGCGCGTCGATAGGCGTGATGTGCTGGCCTGCCTTGAGGGCGGCGAGGATTTGGGTGGATTGCGACGTGGTGGTCATGCGTCACCTCGTGAGAAGAAAAGCGCAGAGGGAGCCGTGGGAAACTCAACCTCTGCTAGTTGATCCGCGCTACGGGATGAGGAGGCAGGCGCGGATACCCAGCCGGTGGAGAGGCGGCTGAATGGGGGAAAGGGGGTCATGCTGCACCCCGCTTCGAGCGCTTTCGTGCTTGCCGATCATCTTTGATGAAGTCCAAGACGCGCTGCATAGTCCCGATGCTTGCAGTTCCTTTTCGGATACGTTCGCAGGCGTGGCGGTTTCGCACCGCCATCTGCCCGATTGTTGGCTCGCCGATGTCAAAGTCGGCGGCATGGGCCTCAATGGCCTTGATAACTTCTGAATGCTGCATACCTCTGTTTAGACTTATGTCTAAGTGAGGTCAACAACAGATGTTAGACAATCGGCTTGTAGCCCCATATTTTCCGCCGTGCCATTATTTGGCTATGGCTGGAAAATCATTTAGAGACCGGGTTCTCGCTGAAATCAAAGAACGAAACATATCTAAGGCCGACCTGTCGCGCAGGTCGGGCGTTCCCTACCACGCAATAGACAAGTTTCTTAAGCGTGAAGGCGCAAGCACGAATGCTGACAACGCGCGCGCGCTTGCTAATGTGCTGGGCCTTAGTGTTGACGATGATCAGGCATACGAGGAACTTCGCGAACTGTTTTACCAGCTTGACGAAGAACAGCGCAAGTTTCTGATAGCAAGCGTGCGCGGCCTTGTTGGCTAAGATCAGCCTTAATTGCTGTCGCGATGCCGTCGGGCGCGTCTTTCAAAACATCTAACAAATCATTGTATTCGTGCAATTTGGTACTCCCTTTGTTCCATAGTGAGCAAGGTTGCGATTCTTTGCAACCATAAGGTTACCTGATAAACTGAATTAGACACATGTCTATTTTAGGGGTTGCATTAGCCTTTTGTCTAATTTATCTTCATCCTAACAACAACACGAGGATGAACGACAATGACCCCGCATTTCTACAGCAACAGCGCAGGCAAGACGGCCACGCCCGAACAGATCGTGGCGCGGGTCAAGCCTTTCGCAACCGGCCTTCTGGTGAACACCGCAGCGCCCTGCCCCGTCCCTTCTTCTAAGCTTATCACGCCCTCATGGGTGATAGAGCCGCATGTGATCGACGCGGTGATTGGCGGTGCGTCGTGAGCCGTTTCGCAGGTCACAAATACACATGGACGAAACCGTTCACATCGGTTCGGCATAGTTGGGAGTTTCGTGGGCCAATCGGCGGCATCCACTTCCATGCCTCGCTGTCCCGCAACGATGAATACGAGCCTTCATGTGGGCTTGAGTTCCACCACTGCTTCGACCCGTCGGGCGGCAACCAAGCGCCGCACCATATCAACTGCCATGTGACCGGCGGTCAGTGCTGGCACGATGGAACGTCACTTTATGCGAGTGAACACATTTGGCCCATCGTCAGGGACTACCTGCGGGGCGGTGAACACGCAGAAGTCTTTCGGCTCTTGGAGCGTGAGTACGAAAAGCACTTTGAGGATTTTGCGGGGTATCGGTCATGACCCTCTACACCCCCATACACGCCGCGCCGCTATCTCGGCCCCCTCGCCTGCGATTCATCGCAGCAATGCCCGCAGAGGACAGCAGCCAAGACGCATCCGACGCATGGCGCGAGGAGACCGGCGAAGACGCAATCGCAACGGCCTACTTCCGCCACGAGCCAGACGGCTACGGCGAACTATGCGCCAGCCTTATCGGCCTGAGCGTACAGACGGACATATCGCTTGATCTGTTCACCCCAGAGGGCGCGACCGCGTTCATGGGTTGGGAGACGGTGAACCGGATTGAGAACGTACAGACGCAGGCAATCGCAGACGGAGTGGCGACATGAGCATGATCGACGATATCAAGCGGGACCGTGAACGCCCGCAAGTCAAGCTGATGAGTATGACTGACTGGCGGGTAAAGTCAGATGAACCCGCGCTCGGATGGGTCAAGGTGGTCGGCCCATGCGTTCCGGTGCAATGCCCAACCTTAGCGACGGATTTGAACGGCGAGGATTACATTGCCCGCCATGCCGAAGCCCGCCGCATCGCCCGTGTCCCTGACCTTGAAGCCGCGCTGATTGCTGCGGAGGAAATGGCAGAGTCTATCGAGGACTGCCAGTGCAACGGCGGGGTTCCCAAGTCGGTTCTAGGATACTGCCCGGCAGAGCGTCTTGATGCCGCCCTTGCCGCCTACCGCGCCGCGACAGGTGCAGCATGATCCGCCGCATCCTCGCCAGCCTTCGCAGCATCAAGGACGATGCCCAATACATGAACGACCTGAAATACGAGTTCGACCGGATAGAGCGCAAGGCCATCCGAGACGCCGAACACAGCGCAGAGTTCCACGAGGAGAATGTGACATGCCGCTAGACCTACGCAGCCCCCGCGCCATCCGCCGCCAGCACATCCGCGACGTGTTCCTTGGCATCATCGGCCTGACCGTTATCGCAATCGCTGTTTTCGCCGCGTCTTATACCGCAGCAGGATCGCAGTTCATCGAGGCGCAGGCAATCCACCCCGACTGCATGGGGGACGCCAAATGCTAGACCTCGAAGCCGCTCTAAACGTCGCCAATGAAGCGTTGGCCGACGTGATGCAGGCCGCAGAGGCCGACGCGGACCTGCCCGATGCGACTTGCGAACGCCTGCGCAAGGCTTGCGAATATATCGACAGGCTGGCCCGCAACTACCCGAATTTCAAAGCACGCAACGCAATTCAACGGAGGCTAACCGCATGATGCACAATCAAGCACAGTTCCGCACCCTCGACCGCCTGCGCGGCTTGGCCCTGCGTGAGCTTATCGCTCGTCGCCCGTTCAAACGTGGCGGCATGGATTGGGAACAGCACACCGTCGCAGCCTGGACCTACTTGCAGATGGCAATGGGTAAGCCCGCGATGGACTGGACGCGCACCCCCCCCCGCGTGACCGTGGGAGGTGTGTGATGGATTGGGAAACAGTAACCGACCAACTCAAGGCACCGCTTGACCCCAAGGCGATCAAGCCGCCGCCCCAAGGCAAGTTTGGCGACTACGTCGATGCCCTGCATGTGATCCGTGAGGCTAACCGCATCTTCGGCTTCAATGGCTGGTCCTACACCGTGGAGCGCCTAGAACGCACGCACCTTGCCGAAGTCGAACTGCATGGCCGAGACGGACCATATACGCAGCTTCGTTGCTCGTATCTCTGCGCCGTTCGCGTCTGCGTCGAAGGCGTCACCCGTGAGGGTCTGGCCGTGGGCGTTGGCAACGGGAAACCGGAGAACGCGGGCGACGTGATCGAAAGCGCCGTGAAGGAAGCCGAGACAGACGCGCTCAAGCGGGCGCTGCGCACCTTCGGCAACACCTTCGGCTTGGCCCTCTACGACAAAGACAAGTCAGCCCGTGAAGTCGCGCCGCCCTTTGATGCCGCCGACAACCGCAACCGCATGAAGGCTGCGCTCATGGCAAAGGAGACGCCTGCCGACCTTGACGCGCTGTGGAAGCACCGGACGTTCGCAGAGACCTTCGCAAAGCTGCCGGAGGCCATGCAGCACGAACTAAACGACGCCTACACCAACCGGATGGGCGAAATTTCAACCGACGACAAAGACGATGAAAAGGAAGCAGCATGAACAATCATGATCATGATATGCCAGGACACGGCCTCAAGGCGAAAACAATCAAGTCGGTTCTGCGGAACAAGGTTAACGCTTGGCTCGACACAATCACAGACGAAGACCTGCGCGAGACATGCCGCAAAGAGGCTATCGTGACAGGTGGCTGCATTGCCTCAATGCTACTTGGCGAGCAGGTTAACGACTTCGACGTTTACTTTCGCACAAAGGAAACGGTTCGCCGCGTTGCCGATTACTACGTTGCTCAATTCCTTGCCGCGAAGAAGGCGCAAGGCGGGGTATCGTTCAACACCTACGTTGAGGAAGTTACCGACCTTTCCGGCAAAGAGCGCGTCCGCATCGTCGTGAAGTCTGCCGGGGTCGCATCTGACGAACAGGAAGCAGACTACCAGTATTTTGAAGGAAGACCGGACCACGAAGCCGGGGAATACCTTGCGGAAGCATTCGACCCTCTGACAGCCGTGGGAGAATTAGCCGATCAGGCAGAAGAAGAAGGCCCGATTTACTCGGCGGTATTTCTTAGCTCTAACGCTATCAGCCTACGTGGCAAGGTGCAGTTGATCTTGCGGTTCTATGGCGACCCCGAAGAAATTCACAGTAGCTACGACTTCGCTCACTGCATGAATTATTGGGAGAGCGGACAATCGAAGCTGACCCTGCGCCCTGAATCGCTGGAAGCCCTTCTGAGCCGCACCCTTGTCTATCACGGCTCCAAGTACCCGCTTTGCTCCGTGATCCGATCCCGCAAGTTCATTGAGCGCGGCTGGCGCATCAATGCAGGCCAATACCTCAAGATGGCTATGCAGATCGCCGAGTTGGACATGACCGACCACGCCGTTCTTGAGGAACAACTTACGGGCGTAGACGTGGCCTACTTCGCGGAGGTCATTGAGAAGATCAAAGCCAAAGACCCCGAAAAGGTGGACGCCGCCTATCTTACCGAAATTATCGACAGGATGTTTTAACCATGAACGATATGAACCCACGCGCCATTGTTGGGGGGAACAATCCCCCCGACCCGATTGACGATATTAGCGCCGCCTATGAGGCAGAGCGCGAGGAAGCCGCCAACTGGACGGACGGCGCACCCGTCCAGAATGAAGCTCAGATGAAGTCTGTAGACGCTCTGCGCAAGGCTATGAGGGAATGGCGTCTATCGCTTGAGAAGGGGCAGAAGGAAGCAACCGCACCGCTCCGCGCCGTTTATCAGGCCGAGCTTGATCGCTGGAAGCCGACCATTGAGGACGCGAAGCGGATCGAAGGTTGCCTTGTCGCCACCGTGGACGTGTTCAAGCGCAAGCTGAAAGCCGAGAAAGACGCCGCCGAGAAAGCCGCTTGGGAAGCCGCGAACAAAGCCCGCCGCGAAGCCGAGGAAAAGGCCCGCGCTGCCGATGCGTCCGACCTTGAGGCACAGCGTGAAGCGCAGGAGGCGAAGGACGCCGCTATTGCGTCCGAGAAAGCCGCGCAAGCCGCCAAGCGGGATCAGGTCAAGGGTATGCGCACAGTCACGCGCTACACCATCGACAGCCACAAGGCGGCGCTGGCCGATATCTACAAAACCGACCCCGACGCAATCGTTGCCTTTGTCGATGAATACGTGCGCCGGAACCACAAGACCCGCGCCATTGAAGGCGTGACGGTTACCCAAAGCCAGGAGGCATACTGAGCAATGACAGACGAACCAGACACCGCAGGCGACGAAACATACCGCGTGACAGCGAATGAATTGCGCCAGTTCGTAGAACGGATCGAACGGCTGGATGCCGAGAAGAAAGACCTCGCGGACCAGCGCAAGGACGTATTCGCGGAAGCCAAGGCGCGAGGCTACGACGGCCCCGCCCTGACGGCCCTGATCAAGCTCCGCGCTGCCGATCCGGCCAAGCAATCTGAATTTGAAGCGGTGCTGGAGATGTACCGGAACGCCTTGGAGGGCAAGTAACATGCAAGTTTTGATGATCGCAGGCAACGTGGGCAAAGATGCCGTATTGCGCCGAACACAGGCCGGTGACGCCGTGCTGGGGTTCTCTCTGGCCGTGGACAACGGCAAGGACAAGAACGGCAACAAGCGCGACAGCACTTGGTATGATTGCAGCGTGTGGGGGAAGCGGGCGGAAAGCCTAGAGCGCTTCATTACCAAAGGCACCAAGCTGACCCTGACCGGACGCCCGACCGTGGACGCATACGAGGGCAAAGGCAAACTTGGCATTTCAGTGAATGAATTGACGTTCCAAGGCGGCGGCACCGATAGCGGCGGCGGTCAGTCTGGCGGGGGCTATGACAGCGGCGCGTCTGGTGGCGGCTACGGCGGGGGCAACTCCGGCGGATCGCGCGATCTAGATGATGAAATTCCCTTCTGATTATGAACCCGACCGCAGACAGCATCCTTGCCAAGCTGAGAGACAGCGCCACGGCAGCGGATATTCACGCGGTAGCAGACAGGCATCGGGCCGAGGTCGTGGCAATGAAAACGTCAGATCCGGCCCGCTACCACCACGTTGTGAACGCCAAGGCGTATTATCTGGAAAGGCTAAGACATGCAGCATCCGCTTAACATCACACCGGCCCGCTTGGTCATGGATGGCGAGGAATGGGTTCCCGCAACATGGGCCGACAGCTTGGCCGACGCTCTGCGCGAAAAGCAGCGCAGCCAGCAATCGCACAGCCACCAGTTCGCCGCCATTCATGACCTGTGGGCGAACCTGCCCCTGCGCCACGCGAACGCGCCCTACGCCGCCAGCGCCGAGGCATTCCGCAAACACGGGCTTATCGCAACGGGCCATTGCGACGTTGAGACAATCGCCTTCGAGAGCAAAGAGCAAGCCTGCGCCGCCGCGCCCTTCATAGCAAAGCTGGCCCGCAAGGCGGAGGGATACGCCCTTGTTGTCGTGCGTGACGCGCTGGTGGTTTGCAGTACGCCTCACAGCCAGAGCTACAAGGCAATGGGCAAGGAACGGTTCCACCAGTCCAAGGCCGACGTTCTCGGCTGGGGCGAAGAAATGCTGGGGGTCAAATGAACAAGCAGCTACGACGCACGCCTATGCGCTATAAGAGGGCAAGCAGCACAAGGGCACGCCTCGCCGCAAGGGGCGAAGACTGTCAACTGCGCCTGTCCTGCTGCAACCACGACCCCGAAACAACCGTGCTGGCACACATCCGCATGTTTGGCTGGGCTGGCACCGCACAAAAGCCGCCCGACTATCTCGGCATCTTCGCTTGCTCTGCCTGCCACGACGCGCTGGACCGCAGATCCAATGACGCGGAATGGGGCTTTGACGACGTATTGCGGGCAATGGGCAACACCCTGATCCGCCAATTCGACAAGGGGACGTTTAACTGACGCCCCACGACATCCCCGCTCTGGGGATAACGCGGCCACGGCGATTCAGTGGCATACGACGACCGCGCCGATAGCGGTGCGGGCGCTTGTTGTGTGAAGGTAACGTCCCCCACGCCCGTCGATCCGCGCCACCTCCACATGAGGGGATCGGCGGGCAACATAGGAGAGAGCAATGACACCGGACGAACAGACAGTTGAGCGCGTGGCTAAGGCAATCAATGGCCCGCATGACGCCACCCACATAGGCGCAGAGAAGTTGCGGGGATTGCAGCAACACCGCTGGGACAACCAGACAACCAAGCTAGAAAAGGGCGTGGCGATTAGTGCAGCCCGCGCCGCTATCGCCGCCCTTACCCAGACACCGCAGGAGGCTGAATATCGGGGTATAATCAGCGATCTAATCCAAGGAGCGCGGCGGGATAGGTCGGTTTTGTCGCGGAAGGCAGGCCCGTTGCACGTCATTGAAACAAGAGTAACGAAGGGGCAGGTTCTTCGCGCGGTCCGCGCTATCTCGGAGGACAGCCAATGACCACATGGACCGAAGCCCAGATAGCCCGCCATTTGCACCTGTGGGAGCATAGGCACGGGCCAGACAGCCCGGAGGCGGGCATTGTGCGGCAGTTGCGGGCGGAACGGGATGCCGCGCGAGTGGCGCTGATAGAATGCCGCGACGAAATTGACGGCTACGTTCGGCAAGAATACCCGCACGACCATCCCGTTCAAGAGCGATACAGGCAACGCGACTTTGCCGCAAATCCGGCCCGAATTGCACTCGCCGCCCTACCCACCACACAGGAGACACCCCATGATTAACGCCCTGAAACTATACGTCGCAGTTGCGCTGGTATGCGCGGTCAGCCTGCAATCGGCAGCGACAGACAAGGCCGACGCGCCTTATACGTTCATGCTGTCGATGATGTGGCCTGTCGTGCTGCTGTCGGCGCTTGGCGGGGAGACACCCCATGAGTGATATGCGAGAAACGCTAATGAGCATTGTCGCCTGCGAGGTTATGGACGCAGAAGCAACCGCCGACGCCATCATTGCGGCGCTGCCGGATATGGTGGAGCCGTTGCAGTGGGATGGCCCAAACTGCGGCATATGGGACGCGGGCAAGCGTTTCCACGGCGACTGCGCCGCGTACAAGATCATCTGGGATTTAGGTCGGAATGAAACCTATACCGCCTATTTCGGGAATAAGCGTTTAGGGGTGTTTGATGGTTTAGAAGCCGCCAAAGCCGCCGCGCAAACCCACCACACTGCCGCCATCCTATCGGCATTCGGGGTGCAGGGAGGGGAGGCATGAGCGTAGAATATTTCCGGCCAGCTGACGCGAAGTCTGTCGTGGGCGTGTCCAAGTCCACGATCTACAACTGGCAGGCCGCGGGCCTTTTGACGATCCACAAACACGGCGGCATGTCTTTCGTCGCAATGGCTGACGTGCGCAAAATTATCAACCCGATGGGGGACCAGCTGGGGGACCAGCGGGCGCAATAG